TCAGAGTGAACGTAAGCCCCTGGAAGATAAAACATCGGACAGACTTTGTTCCTGTTCCCCGCCGTTCACCATCTGGCGTGATTTGGCAGTAAACAGGGCAAACGGCCCGTCAATTTTGTTTTCCGGTGTCGATTTGTTCGGGAAAATGTTGTCATTTCTGTCCGGTTTTACCGTCACGTTAGACATCATCCAGGACATTACCGGGTTGTGGTCATGGTGAAATTTGCCGGAATATACATCGGCCTGAACGGTTTTCATCGATTCAGACAGATTTTTCACCGTCTGCGCCACCTCCACCAGCGGAATACCTTCTTCCGCCAGGCGGCGGGAGAACTGAACGGCACTCCACGGGTCAAAACCGAGTTCACGTAAATCCTCACCTTCGCACCATGCCAGAATGTCGGCTTTGATGATGTCGTGATCGACAACCTCACCGTCCGTCAGTTCAAGATAACCGGCAGCTCCCCATTTCCGGTACAGGTCAGCGATATGCTTCGGTGCAGTCACTACTCTGTCCTCCGGCAGCCAGAATTTGCACTTCATATGCAGTTGTCCGCGCGGATCCTCATACACTTTAACGGCTGCGGTCACATCGATTTTGTTTGACAGATCCACACCAACCCAGACCGGGTAATTTTTCAGCTCATCATCCGGCGCATTTTCAGGGCAGCTGTCCCACTTACCGGTATCCATCCAGGCGGATTCGGCATTCACCCACATATTGAGGTGCTTGGTCAGGAAATTAGGCCGGGCCGCAATCTGCTCTTTGGCTTTTTTCGCCAGGCGGCGCATATCATCAAAGCGCTTACAGACACCCAGCCCCGGGTTGGCCTTTATCCAGACAGATTCATCGAACGGATCATCATCTTCATCCGGCGTGTAAATGGCGGCAAAAAAGGTGTCATCTTCCACCACACCGCGCAGTACCTTGATGGCGTAATCCCGCAGTTCGTAGCAGATACCCTCGCGGTTAAATCCCGCAGTGGTGATCGCAAACAGCAGGGATTGCAGGCGGGCACCGGTTGCAGTTTCCAGCACATCCCACACATCACGGGTTTTGTGGGCGTGAAGTTCGTCCACAATGCCGCAGTGAATATTCAGGCCGTCGAGGTTATTTGCGTCACTGGACAGCGGCTCAAACTTGGATGCAGACCGCTCCTGGTAAATCGCCAGCTTATTAAATTCAAACAGGCGGCCGAGTGAGCTCTTGGCCTTTTTGACCATGTTTTTTGCATCTTCAAACACAATACGCGCCTGGTCACGGGTGGTGGCCGCCGAGTAAACCTCGGCGCCACCCTCACCGTCAGCGCCGGTCATGTACAGACCGATACCGGATGAGAGGGTGGATTTAGCGTTTTTACGTGCAACTTCGTTATAGGCCGTTCGGAACCGGCGAACCAGCACCGGATCCCCGTCATCGTCGTACTGAGCCTCGCCGGTGAGTTCATCAACCAGCGGGATCACAAAACCAAAAATATTAATCAGAATAAAGGTATGCCATGGCATCAGCTCAATCGGCTTACATGCCAGCGCCCCTTTGACATGCGGGACGAACCGGTAAAAATCCAGAATATGCCGGGCGCGTTCCTCCATGAAATAAATACCGCGCTCAGGGCCGTATTCCAGATCATCAAGAAACCGCTGACACGCCAGGCGTATCAGTTCGCCCGTAACTATTTCTCCGGCAACCACCTGCTCGGCGTACCGGATCCCGTCTGCTACGGTTGCCATTCATCATTTTCTTTGTTTCAGAAATGCCTCGAAAGGGTCTTCTTCGGCTGGTGTGTTAATGGTTACCTTCTGGCGAGCTGCCGGGGTCATACCGAACTCGGAGAGCATCGCGCGGATCCGTTTCCATGCATCAGCTTTCATTGCCGCCACCGGGTGTGCTTTTATCAGTGGGCCGCCATCACTCTGTGTTGTGTAGGTGTAACCTTCTTCGTCCAGAGTATCGCAGTGTTGCCGGTATTCGGTGTATGCCTCGATCAGCAGCTCCAGCGCTTTGGCATCCATCGAACTCATCACGCCCATGGCATCGAGTTCTTCCCCAATCCGCTTAAACCAGTATTTCCCCTGCTTGGTAAAATGTTTCGGTGTTGGGGGTACCCCTGAAGGCGGTTTTGGTTCTTTTTTATTGATCGGGCGTTTTGATGGGTTACCTCTGACCAAACGCAGGTGTGACGGGGTTTTCGGTGGTCCCGGCATAATCGTTTTCTCCTGTTAATACCCCTCCGGAGAACCCGGAAAAAAGTTTTCTAACCTGCGGCGATGTGAAAAAAGGCAAGGCGGCGGTCCCGGATAGGTAAAGCTGCAGGGATTTGTCCTCCCCCTCCCCTGTGTGCCGAAGTGATTCAGGTGCGGTTGCGTTCCGTTGCTGTCTTGCGGTAATGGCAGGGCCAGCACAGGCTTTGCAGATTGCTTTCCGCATCGGTTCCCCCATGTGCTTTAGGTGTGATGTGATCGACTGTCCCTGCTTCGGTTGCCCGTCCTTCACGCAGGCATTGCTGGCACAGGTGCTTATCCCTGCTCAGAACCACCAGCCGCAGCCTGTCCCATTTGGTGCCGTAGCCACGTTCGTGTCGGCTCTTGCCCTGCTGATGGTTCTCCCACCCTGTATTGCGGTGTTCTTCGCAGTATCCGCTGCGGTCTGTGGTTGTCTTTGCGCAGCCTCGCTTGCGACAGGCGCGTGGTATACGTGGTGGCATAGATTTCCCCAATAAAAAACCCGCCGGAGCGGGTTATGTATTTGTTACGGTCTTTGCCAGGTAGCTCTGTGTTTTTTGCATTCCCGCATTACGGTGCTGATACTTCTCCCCGGCGGAGATTCCATTGCTACAGTCTGCTGGAATGACCCTCTCTTTGGCGGGTCAAGGTACTCAAATGTTAGCTCTCCGACTTTAGCCCACAGATAACACTCTATTCCGCCAACTGCTAACTTAATTTCCGCTGATACGATCGCTATTGTTACATCGCCACCGTGCTCCCCCATGATTTCATATTTCAAAAAATCATTGTCGCCATTGTCTATGTATATAGTTTTAAGCACATTATGCAGAATCATACAATTTCTCACCATTGTGGCATGTACCCCGATACTACATGATGGCGGCAGACTTTCATAAGTCTCCATTAACACCACCCGTAAACGACCGTTTGCAGAGTTTGATAAAATGGTTCGTTGCTCATATCTGAGCATAGGACATAAAAAATACCACCGGGCAGTCTATTGGAGTGTTACTGCATAGTTATGTGGTTGGTCAGCAGGATAAATCATTCGCATCCCTGATTTGCCGAAAGCCTGAATACAGCGAGCCTCGAAATCCTTATAGTCAAGCGTTGTTGATTAGTACGCGAGGTTGCCTGCATATTGAACATCGTAGTTAAAACACTCTTCTTCAATTGCATTACATCACTGTTTTACAAGGATTTTTTGATTTTTTAATCGCATTGAAATTACAGAAGTTCTGAGGGTATACTCAGTACGAAAATAACAATAACTATTTCCTGAATCTTCCATATGCGCCCCTTTATTCTGGGGCTTTTTTTTGCCTCTCCGCTTCTATCTCCCGTATTGCCCTCTTATCGTGATTACAGTTGGCAATGTATTTCATGGCATCAGCCAACAGCTCAACAGCACCACCGAACGTCAGATCATCCGGTATCTCTACCTGCTCACAATCAGCGGTCAGTTGTGGCGGAATCGGTATCACCGGTGCGGGTATTAATTCCGGTCGCGTATCTGCGCAGCTCGTTAACAGCATCAGCGGGAACAGGAACAGCAGCGCATTCACTGTCTTTGAAAACAGTTTTGATAACCGTCTTAACGTTGACATGCTCTGTACCCTCAGTCTGTTTGGCTTTGATGTTGCCGATTGCTGCGCGATCTCTGATGGCAACAGCTGAAAGCGTGGTGGTGTTTATCGCCTGCTGTGCTGATAACTGGCCTGATAGTGCTGTGTTACTCACTTTCAGCTGTTGGTTATCCCGGTAGGTGTCATATACCCACCAGGCGGCAACAATAAACAGCGCGGCAATTACCGCCTCTTTCCAGTTCATAGCACTTCACACTCATAATGGATCACTCCGTCCAGCGGGTTGTCAGGCAGCGGTTTACAGTGATTCGGGAGTGAATACAGATAACAAATCGACAGCAGAACGGTAGTCAGCAGGATGATAGCAATGATGAGCAGCGTTAAAGGATTCCGTGGCATACGACCTCCTCTATTTCTCGACGTGTCATCAACCCTTTCCACGGCTTACCCCCTGCGAAAACCCAGCGCTTCATTTCGCCACAGGCTCCGGCTCTGTCACCAGCATTCAGTTTTCTGAGCAGAGTTGACCGGGAAAAAGCGCCCAGACCTGTGTTATAGACAAATGAGTAGATCGCCCCTCTGGTATAGACAGGAATATCAACACGGATAAGTCGGTCTACCCCTTTCGCCACGATAGCCAGATCATTTTCCAGCAGCGCATCACATTCTGCCTGCGTATAAATCTTATCCTGCTGAATATCCGGCCCTGTATGCCCGGCACACACTGTCCATACTCCGGCGACATCCTGATAAGGCTTATACCTCATGCCTTCAAACACCGGGACCAGTACAAGTGCAACAGCTATTGCCCCGCCACACACTGCCGCCATTGCTTTTTTTACCAGGCCTTTATTCATGATGTTCACCTGCTTTCAACTGGAGTTCCTTCCGTTTGTAATACCAGTTCACCAGGAACGTACCGACGGTACAGATGATCCCGGCAACAATAGCCCACTGATCCAGAGATAAAATGCCAAAGGTAGAGGTTATAAGCCCCCAGGCGTATGCTGTAGGGCTGGAATATTTGTCAGACATGCGCATATCCACCCCCTGCGGAGTGTTCCGTATGTTGAGTGATAGGGAAATCCCGCAACCGGGTTATATGTTTTAAACAGGTTAAAGTGAGGCGGCTGCGGCATTATTCGGAATCCCACCAGAGGCGGGAAAGCAATAAGAAGAGCACTGTGACCGAATACGGATTAGGTAATGAGCCTGTCGTATTCCTGTGCTCTTATTATTGCCATGAATAAAAAACCGCGTACAGCTCTTATGTTAAGTGATAATAAGGTAATTGATGCTGTGGCAATATAAACGAAAAAGGCCGCAAAAGGCGACCTTTGGAATTTAAACAAATATTATACAACCTTTCTTAATCTAAATGACGCACTACAATTGTAAACAATACATCTTAGTTATGTTGTTGGTATATACTTACTCTTTCCCCGGTTGCTGTTTGCGGTTTTTTTGTACACAACTAATGCTCTATCCGGTGATTCAACAGAATTGAATATGTGAGCTATCATTATGGTTTTTTATCATCCTGACTCAGGCATAGCGAACATAAAACAACAGGCCCTTTTGCTATAACAACAGCCTGCTGAATAGCTGCATGCTCTCCCCAGAAATATCCGACATACGCTGTACTTTTAGCCTGCTGTAACTTTTGACATGTAATTTTATGTAAAACAAAACTACTATCACTCTCAGTCAACGTTAAATAATAATCCATATACCCCGCCTGTTATTCTTTATACTTATAAAAACAGGAATAACATATTAACAGGGATTTTAAAAATTAAAAAATCTACTGATTCCCTGTCATAAGAATCCAGCCAGACAACTGTTCCTGCCACACCATGGATCTGGTACATCTTTTTTTAAACAAAAAAACAGAATATTATGCATTACAGTCCTCTTGTTTATTCAATTCAGCAAGCGCTAATTCTCTCATCCAATCTGAAAGCAGTGGTTTAGTTTTTACCGCATCCATGAGCGCTCTCTCTTTTTTGGTCAGGCGAACAACAATTACTTCTGTTTTCATATTAGGCACAATAATTTCCCTCTGTTAAGAAATAATATTGGCACAAAATAAAAACAGAGATGTCGACTTTACACGTATTTACATAATAAAAAGCCCCACCATAACTGATGAGGCTGAAAAGACTCTGGTGGAGCACCTAGTCTCCCCGTCTTCATCTTTTACTCTTTAAGTATAGCAGATAAAATCAATACGACCCCCAAAAAACAAGATAATCAAATTTTAATTTAAAAATATAATGGCCGTTTTATGGATGGTGATGTTTTGTATCAATTCATTCCTGACATTTACATAACACAAGTAATCTGTGGATAGTTTTACACATACTTCAAATGTGATTTATGCAAAGTAAACAACCATCAACACAATGGCTAACACCAGCAAAGCAGAAACTGATAACCATTGAAATAAACGGAACACTGTATCAAATTGAAACGGGTTAAACATAGATACTCCTCTGGAACATAGTCCCGTGAGTGCCGCTCATTTCTCTGATTCACCGGTAAAGAAGATAACCTTACGGTTGTAAAGTCAGCTCCCAGACTGAGCCAACGGCACGGTATTGACAACACTACTATACCACATCGTCTTGGCACGGATTTTTTATTTACCTGATATTACTCAGCTTCGCAGTTTACCTTTTTTCTTTTAAGAATTGGTTTTTCAGTATTAGCTACATAAAGAGCAAATACTAATATCAGAATTGTAATTGAATATACGATTAATAATGATGGTTGTTTATGTTCGACTACTACCAGCCTGATAACCGCTGTTATTGCTATATATAAAAAATAATGCAGCGGAAAATGATAGTTTGATTGAAAGTACTTGATTATTAATGCAATAAATTCAAAATATAAAAAATATATAATTATCCCATCAACTAATGAATACAGCGACACCGGGTCATTTTTTTTAAATAACAAAGCAGCAAGGATAATTGTTTCTTTTATCAAAAAAACAATCAATATAATTGCCAAAAGTAACAGTGCCGCACTGCTGATCCACTGAAGCAACCGACTTATTAACTTTGATTGGCTCAACCCTGACATGATGGCTCCTGAGGTTTCCCTCTTCAATATCACATCTATTTTTTATAGAATACAAAAATAAAGAACCGAAGGTACGGAACTTGCTAAACGTCAGCTGATATGAAATGTGTTTATACAGTTTACCACATTCTATTTCTTTAACTGTCTTACTTACACGTGATTACAATAAATAATCAACTTCATCAACATGAGTATAAAAACCCGCAATACGAAGTTTTTGTTTATAAGCAATGTGATACAGAGATCATTCAATGACAATCTTTGTAACTTATTTGTACAGAGAATTTTCTCCCGGAGGTCTGGTCTTAAACCTTCTGTGTGCCCACAAGTATTGGTCCGGAGCATGCATGATTTCTGCCTCAATAATCTGATTTAGTTTCTCAGCATCTGCCAGGTCATCTCCACACGGAAAATCAGCAATTTCTTTACCAATTATTAATTCATAAGGCCTCTTACCACTTTCATTATTTCTTATCATCGTTGCAGTAAGTATCGGCGACTTCGATAATTTGGCTATAGCTGCCACTCCTTTTGATGTAGAAGCATTAGCTACCGAAAAAAAAGGGGCGAAGATAGTACCTTTAGTTCCAAAGTCCTGATCCGGAGCAAACCAAATAGCCTGCCCGCGTTTTAGTTCCGATACCATAAACTTCAGATTCTTACGGTCGATCATCCCGCTTCCGGAACGGCTTCGGCATCTTGTTTGTATATACTCCATTGCTTTATTGTTGTGGGGACGATACATAGCATTTACAGGAAAACACAGCCCCATAACTCTGCCCCCAAGTTCCAGCGACATGGAATGAATACCAATAATTAAAACACCATTATTTTTGTCATATACATCATTAAAGTTATCACAACCCGTTACTCTAAATATTTCATTAATTTTTTTGTCATTCCAGAACCAGGCAATACCGGTTTCAAATAATGCAATCCCTAAAGATGACAGGTTGCTTGCAACCATACTCTCTATCTGGATTTTATTTCTGTCAGGAAAACATAATTCTAAATTTTTTTTAATTATGGATACCCGCCTTTTCAGGAACAAACCAGAAAAACGACCTAACTTATCGCCTAAAAACACAAGCCATGGATAAGGCATCTGAACCAAACAGAAAAGCAACAGGATACCAATCCAGGTTAAAATGTACCTTGGGTGAAGAAGCCTGATAGAAAATTTATTCAGAGAATACATTTTTTCCTGATAAGGAATAATTACTGCATAATAAAAAGACCTGATAATATTATCAGGCCTTGGAATTTAGTTTTTCTATTGCCTGGACAACAGCATCACCGTTTTACAAAAAATGCATTTTGCACCATGCGGATTTGATGCAGAAACATCAAAGTGCGAAGTCCGGTATTGTGTTCCACTGCAACAGGGGCACTGAAAAAACAGTGCTATTATCATTGGTGCGCCTTAGAGACCCACCACATTTGATGCAGACGGACCTTTTGCCCCGTCTTCAATATTGAAGGTAACATTCTGACCTTCAAATAATGTTTTGAAGCTGTCACTCTGAATCGCAGAGAAGTGAACAAACACATCTTTGCTACCATCTGCCGGAGAGATGAAGCCAAAACCTTTCGATTCGTTAAACCATTTTACTGAACCAGTCATTGTATTAGACATAGAATTTCCTTTAATTTTTTGATTGCCATAAGGCATATGAGGTTTGTTTTTTATTTTTACTTATGGGAATTAATTAGAAGGAATTCGCAATGAAGTGGTATCGAGGATAACGCTAAATGGTGAACGACTTTAAACTGACTAGCATAAATAGGCCTGTACTTCCAAACCAGTGACCCCATTAAGCCACAGATGATCACAAATAGCAAACTTTATTATTTTATCCCTCAGATGTTACGTATCACTACACGTAAATCACGACTGATTTTAACCAATTATCTTATCTGTTTATCAACATAAAAAAACCCCGTAAAAACGGGGTTTCAGTTTGTAATCAATACGACACAGAAATAACTCTGATCACAATAGCGTCTTTTTTACGATCGTAAAGCATTAATTTTTAAATCATGTAATTTGTTCATAAATGTCCGCATACCTCCATGATGTGATGTACCGTCCATTTCCAGTTTTACATCTCCCATTATGAGCATTCCTTCCACCAGCCCTTCTGCCTTCTGGAGTTTTTTCCCTATGTGAGTGTCTGAGCACCCGTATTTCTTGGCCAACTGAATAAACGTCTTACCGAAAACATAGTAATCAAAAAGCAGATCATGCATATCGCTGTTGCGGATGTTCAGTTTTGCCATAATGCCGGATATCACCAGAGCATCATTATCAGTACATTGCTGACGACTCTTAACTTTTTCAGGGATCAGCCCTTTAAACCCGGCAGCAATTGGTGACCAATATACTGATTCCTGATTATCAACAACCCAAGCCCCCCACCGTTCTAACACCTGGCGAATATCACGCATACATTACCTCGTTATTTTGCAGGCTATGAGGTTTAATATCTTCCGATAAAACAGAAATGACGCTTCCCGTATAGTTGCCCTGAAGAGTAGTGTTGCTCCAATGTTTCTCTCTCATTGTTCTCACTCCTGTATGCCTTTCATCTCGAACTCGGTCATAAGCACACCGATGTAGATTATGTACGCTTCGCACCAGGTATCCCGGTGAAACGTCCTGACTGTGTACCGGTTTATTTTCAACTCAGTCGCCAGTGTCGCCTGATTACCGTAGTGTTCAGGTATCGGTGTAATTTCAGGTCTTACGCTTTAACTCCCTCACTTTCGCACGGTACTCATCGCGTATACGGATATAGTCTTCCCGCTTCCAGTGCGGTATCTCATGCGGACCGCGTAACCAGTCAACTAACTCCTGTCCAAATTTTTCAATCAGCCGTAACTCGTATTTCTGCGTTACAGTGTTATTTTTGTGTGAGAATTTACCGGCCCCCGCATTGCATGATTTACATTGCTTATAGGCATTTCGCTCCTCAAACCGCAGCTCAGGATGTGACCCGACAGACAGAAAATGACCGCAGTCCCACTGCCCACCATGTAAATCAGGCGGATTAGGTTCACCACAGCTGATGCATGGTTCATCGCGGTCTCTGAGTCTGATGAATTGGTTAAACGCTGTTTGTGCTTGCTGTCGGAAATATGAGGTGGGTTTTACTGCTAACTTGCGGATTTTTAATTTATCTTTTGCTTCACGTTCTTTTTGCTGCTGCTCCTTTCTTAATTTGGCTTCAGCCTTTTCCCTTTCCCTGCTTCGTCGCTTTATTGCCAACTCAGCGCCATGCTCCGGACAGCACCACCATTCGTTACTGAATTTCGGGTGAAACCATTCTCGGCATATCAGGCATTTTCGCCGCGGTTGCTTTGCCACTCTCACCATCTCCTTTTATCTTCTCGACTACTTCAAGATGCGGACATTCACCGGCGCACTGGTCGCAAACATAAACTTCATCGTCGGCCAGTCCTTCGCCGCATATTGCGCAGTTCATCAAACCCTCCCCTGTAATAAATAATTACGCGAACCCACCATGCTTTAGGTGCAAAGTGGAGTTTTTTCCGAAGATCATTGATTAATAACTGCTGAACGTTTTTTGCTCACTTTTTAGCCAATCTGGTCTATTATTAATCTGAGTGAATAATGAATATCGGAGGAACTATGTACAAAAATATCCTTGTTCCGATTGATGTATGGGAAAAAGAACTCACTGATATGGTTACTCCTCATGTTGAAAGCCTCGCTAAACTTGAAGATGCCCGTATCCATTTTCTTGCGGTTATACCAGCATTCCCATATGGTGGTTTTGAAAGTGGTTTGTCTGTCGCGGATCTGGAAAAGCGACTGATAGATTCCACAAAGAAAGAATTAGGCGAGATAATCAGGAAATTCAGTTTGCCGGAGGACAGAGCAGACAGATATATCGTAATTGGTCGCCCAAAAGACAAAATACTTGAACGTGCCGAAGCTATTAGTGCAGACCTGATTATCATCGGCTCCCGTCGTCCGAGTATTTCTACCTATCTACTCGGCTCCACTGCTGCGGCAGTCGTCCGTTATGCCAAAACCTCAGTTTTAGTTGTCCGCTGACACCAGTCGCCCGCTCCGGCGGGCTTTACCATTTCTTCTCCTGACTCCCTGCACTAGCGAGTCGAACCAGGTAACATCTGACCGACCGAACCCCGGCTCAATGTATGCCTTGCTGACCACCTTCCCGCAAAATTCGATTAGCTTTCTCTCACCATGCCCGCTAACCGGCACTAACTCACCACTGGATTCACGCATGTAGCGATACAGTCTGGTGACAGCATCTGGTGATATTGCAAATAACTGACTCACATGGCGATTGTGCCTCGTTGTACCAACCTTTCGCAAACATCCGATATACAGCATTTTGTTGGTAAACCACTTAATGAACTCTGTCGAGTTTCCTGTGCGCAGCCCAGCTTCGTGATTGGTGAACGAATCCAGATCGCGACATGCCCTGATTATGTCAACGCATACTTTGAATTGTTCGTCATTCATCGCCATATCCTGTTAATCATTGCCCGTGGTGTTGGTTTCAGATATCTGACTACCGGCAGATACACGGTGACGTCGAAATACTGAGGATTGATATTCAGTGACTTCACCGGGTTATATCCCTTACGCCTGTAGTAAATGCAGAGATTATCGGCTTCGTCATTGGTGAGAAGTCGGTGTATGTGCGGTTCTTTCATACGTCCTGCTCCTATTCCTGATGTCCGTAATGATTAAACCTATATCGTGCGGCGCGGGGTTTTATACCTTCACCTATAGCCCACGCCTGCGAATATTCGATTAAGCTTGTCATGCGCTTCTTACTCATGTTTGCGGTACTTTCTCTTGCCAGCGGTACAATCTCTCCCTCAAGTCCCGGAATAAGCGTCCCGTCACGGCCTGTCGCCTTTGCATGTCCGGATACGAAAATACATTTCCAGTCCTGCAATCCCCACGTATTGCCAGCCCATACAATGCCCTGCTCTGCTACATTGCCGCACAGCGCATGAAACATGTCATTTTGGGGAAGGGTTCGCTTCGGATCGGATATTTTTACTTCGAGGGGGAATTCTTCGTTAAGCGGGAGATTGTCGAGCTCTGCCTTGAGATTTCTGAGTATCTGTATATTCCTGAGAAGGAATGTCTGTTTTTGCATTCAACCTCCTGAGGTTATCGGTTGCCGTTAGTTTCTTACGGGTGTATTTTAATTTCTTCGGGTCGTTAGCTCAGCCGGTAGAGCAGTTGACTCTTAATCAATTGGTCGGGAGTTCGAGCCTCCCACGACCCACCATTGCGGTCATCGTATAATGGCTATTACCTCAGCCTTCCAAGCTGATGATGCGGGTTCGATTCCCGCTGGCCGCTCCAATCATTTCAAAAAGTCTCCTGTCCTGGGTTATGACGCTACTTAACCTGCCTGCGGAAGCTTTCCCATGTGAAATTGATAACGGTCGGCGAACCCATTCTCAGGCGGTCAATAACCCGATCACCCAATGCTTTTGCCAGTTCGTCAAAATTGAGATTGGTCAGCACACCTACCGGTTTTTTATTCGATAACCGGCGGTCTACCACCTGAAAAATAATCAGTTCTTCGTTCAGGTTATTGCGCTGCACGCCAACATCATCCAGCACCAGTAAATCCACTTCACACAGGTCGCTGATCAGCTGCGACTCAGTAGTTTTTGCCCCTTTCTGGTATGTCTCACGGACACGCATCATCAGGTCTGGCAGAGTGGCAATCAGAATGCTTTTCCCGTTCCGGATTATCTGGTTGCCGATAGCCGCTGCCAGATGGTTTTTACCGGTGCCGGGATTACCGCTGAAAATAAATCCGCCAAATGATTTACCAAACTCAGATGCGTACTGCTGTGATTTACTGAGTGCCCGCTGTTGTTCCGGCGTTGTCACCAGATAGTTCTCAAACGTGCATTCCTGGTGTAACGGGCTGATACCGGAACGCCCCATGATTTTATGCAGTCGAGCCACACGGTTTTCGTCAGCAATCCGTTTCGCATCGATAGCGCCCTGCTCACGCTGCCACGCCATCAGCTCAGCGGCATTCGTGAATTTTGGCTTGATGTGCTCCGGCTTCATGCGGTTAAACCTCGCCAGAGTCTGTGCTGCTGTTGCCATCAGAAGTCCTCCGGTATGAATTGCTGAACACGCTTAGGCCGGACAATGCGCGGCCGTGTTGGTGGTGATTTCGGCATAAACAAGCCAGTCCAGCCGTTTGATATCGATTCGTCGATTACGCTCTCAGGTGTATACCCTGCCTCGTAAAATTTAGTCAGCCTGGATATCAGCCCGTTTAGTGTCTGTTTTGTCTTGATCGGTTTTTTCAGATCTTTCCGGTAAGTAACCCAGTTCACCCAGGTATCACGGCTCAACCAGTCAGGCAGCGGGTGTGCATTTGCATCAAAGGGTTCTGGCTTTGCCGGTTTTTCAGGTTTAGGGGATATAGGGGTATATATATTTTCTTTTTTCTTTAAAGTATTTCTTTTGTGTGTCTCCAAACCAGAGACATCATTTGTCTCTAACTTAGAGACTTTTTTTGTCTCCAGATTAGAGACAGTGTCTCTAAGTTGATTTTTCCACGCCGAAACCTCCTTGTTAACCCCAATCTTATTGCCATCTTTCACGATGTAATTCATTGAAATTAATTCGTTCTTTGCCTTGTTAACGTTCTGACGGGACAGGCCGGTAATTTCTGACAGCTGAGAATCTGCTATCCGGTCATTTTTCTTCCCGAACCCGTATGTTTTTCTGATCAGTGCCAACATTACCCGGAACTGTCTGGCTGTCAGATTGCAGCATGAAAGAGACTCCAGCAGTTCGTTGGCGAGTTTAGTGTAACCATCGTCCAGGTCTGCCACTCGTGGTTGCTCCTGCTTAACAGGGAATTCATACACTTCCGCTGTATTCATAGCGACCTCCATATCTTTGTTTTGTAATTACTTTCATGTATAATTACTCCGTTAATTGCTGTATCAAAAAAGGGAAACTTTATGTTTCCCTCTTTTCAACAACACTGGCTATTGATACAGTATAAATATTAAGTGCTTTTCTTAATGCGCCTCTGCTGCTCCAACAGTCGGGGCATTTTCTTTGATTCTCATCTGAGAGAGTTCACCAATCTGCTTCCACAGAAACCGATACTCCTCCTCACTGATTTTTCTTTCGCCAGGCAAAACAAAATCCCTGATACCGGCTGCGGCCAATGTCTCGCATATCTCCGGTAACTTTTCTGTTCTGCGCAGGATTGTTGAATCGTGAACACCGAGTAGTTTTGCAACGACCGTCTGTGTGGTGTTTCTGATTGCCTGATGAGCGGTTGTCATCAGATGATTTGACACAAACCGGTTGAACGATTTGCGTGGATTTGCATTTTCCATAATGTAAATTCCTTTTGGTATAGATAGTCCGTAGCTCACATCCTGTGAGGTAGTTTTATATGTAAATCGTCACTTTATCAGTGACTCCGTAGCAGCTAACAGCTCTGCGATTGTTAAAGAACCAGGGTAACTACATATACCTCTGCGGATACAAAATCTGCATTTCAGTGATTTTTTTTTCGTAAAATTTCACCAATTTTTCAGCAATCTCAAGTGATGCCGTCTGAGCGCCACGCTCCAAACGACTGAGGTTCCCGACATCGTAGTTAATTGCGGCCGCCACCTCTGCAATTGTTAATTGCTTTTCCAAACGAATTTTCCTTAAAGGCGTTATTTGCATATCTCACTCCACCTTGAATGCGCCATACGCATATTACCATATACTTTGATATGCGCAATACGCTTTGTGTGAGACGCATAAATAAAGTTGAATGATAATATGAAAATAGGAACAAAAATTAGAGCTCTCAGAAAACAGAAGGGATTAACAATCCTGCAATTAGCCACTGCTATTGATAGCGACGTGGGGAATATCTCTCGCCTTGAAAGGAATATCCAAGGCTACTCCGAGAGCACATTAACAAAAATTGCGGCTGCTCTTGGTGTCACGGTAGCCGACCTATTCTCCGATACCACTACACAGCAACAAGATGATAATGTTGAGTTTGTTGGATTCGTCCCCAATGGCATGGTTAAAGTAGTTGGGGAAGCATTCCTGGGGATTGATGGCGCAGTGGATATGATAGAGGCCCTTGAGGGATGGGTTCAAATTTACAGCGATGATAAGGACGCTTATGCCCTCAAAGTTAAGGGTGACAGTATGTGGCCCAGGATTCAGTCAGGTGAGTATGTGGTTGTTGAGCCCAACACAGTAGTCAGATCCGGCGATGAGGTCTTTGTGCGCACTGTTGAAGGTAAGAATATGGTAAAAATACTGAATAAAACCAGAGATGGTAGTTACCAATTCACCAGCGTCAACAATACTCACCCGCCAATCACAGTTGATCCACGTGAAGTGGAAAAAATGCATTATGTGGCAGCGATTGTAAAGCCGACTAAGTTTATCGATAAGTGCGAACAATCATAAGCCAGTACTGATAATCAAACGAGTTCTAAGGACAAACTATGGCATTCAATGACACTGAAGTCGTACAAATTAAACAATGTATGAACTATTTCATGGAAAAGCGTCGTCCACCAAAGCATATCCGAGATGAACATGACCTTCAGTATCGTATTGAAGACGATAGCGTAATCATTTTCGAGGTTAGACAACTGTCCTGGAGTACCGGGCGTGCAGAAGAAATGCTGGCCAAAATAACAAACAACAGGAACAGCAACTCGTGGTCCCTGTTCTGGTCTACTGATAATAATGAATGGCGACACTACGACGGCCGAATGATAGGCAGTTTTTCTGACGCAATAAAAATTATTGATGAAGATGCAAATCATCGATTCTTTGGCTGACAGCCTGATGACATATTTTAGAGTAAGGTGGTAGGTGTAGAAATACATAATAAGGATATGACAGTGATAAAAGTTGGCAGGGCTATCCTGGCGGTGAACGCATAGGTGAAGGGCAGCATAACCCCAGCCCTCCCCGCGAGAGCTTTTTGTATCAGTTATCGCTCATCAGGTCGATAGCAACCTCATAGACCTCATTCATAAACCTGTCTATTTCTTGTTCTTTATGGGAGTACAGCAATTGCCTGATATTTCCTTTCGTTATCATCTGCCGTGAATCCAGTAACATAATAGCCGCTCTGCCTGTTACTCTGCATACTTCACTGTAAATCAGTTCTCGTTCGTCACTCATTCATCACCTCTGTATATTTATTCAACAATAACATCCGCAGCAGCGCTTGGACAGAAAATAATTGTATATTTTTTGTTCCACCTCATGTGATCTACGCCAGATTTTGACGATTTTAAAAAAGATAAATCATTAATAAAATCAACAATATAAATATATTAAATCTTATCTAACATTACCCAAGCCTAAATATGCGCTTGACGCATTTGCGTCAAATGCATATTATCATATCCATCAACGGAACACAGCACGTTGGCGCTCTTTAAAAACGATGATAGCGAGCTGTGCATTGGCTGTCAGAACGGTGACGCTGATAAAGCGTCAACCTTCTCAGAAGGTTTCGGGATTGAAGCAAAGCATGATTGTACCAATCACCAAAGCCGACTGTTTGGAGGAAATATGGCAATAATCATAGTGAAAAAATCACGCAAGCCTGAATTTTTACGTGGCAACTCAGCAAACAGGCGTCACGCCAGGAGAAAGGCTGAAGCGATTGCCACCAAAAATGTAAAAATGAAGTTGGAGGAAATATTCAGAACTGAACCGGACAAAAGCCCAATGAGCCGAGTAGAAAAAGCCACATCAGCATGCAGTACACCGATTTACGATTCACCGGATAACTGCTGCTTAAACACTACTGCCCTGTATTCAACTAAGCGATATAATTCAAAACCAAAAACAGAATTTGGCATCACGGCCAGAGCATAGCCCATCCTATGAATGGGCTGACCAAGTATTACTTAAGGTAGAGCAAGTCCAGTGCTGCTTTCTCTGCATCTTCTGGCTCATCAAATGACTCCAGAATGTGCGGGTACCTTGCTGCCTGACTCAAACTTTTAATATTTTTCTCAATTTCGGATTTTTGCTCGGTAGTCAGCGCGTCAAAAATTGATTTCAGCAAAATATGCTGCGCGTCCAGACGCTTTGCTATCACTTCATTATTCATCTTATTTTATAGGGTTAAAAGCATCTTAACGGATTTCTATCTGTAACACACTGCACCTCATCTGATATGGTTAAAAGCAGACACTTCACCCCATCACATTTACGGGGGATGTTAGGTTAAATAAAACAGGAGATGGATATGACATGTAGCAATAAGTACTGCATCGACTGAATTGAGCTCATCACATGTTGCTCAGGCAGAGGCGTATGCCGGAAGCTGCTGCAAAGTGTGCAATAATGAGAACATAGAGCCAACAGATAAAAGCATTTTTGATTATCTAAAATATATCGAGTGTCTTGGCGTCTGACAGCCCAGGAGACGAGCATCCAGTCAGTAATCTGAAATTTATATTTTCTGCTTCAGAATAGAATAGTAACAGTCTGATATCTTAATTAGATTAACTCCGGGGCGGACGCTGGATTCAACAACTTCCAAAACATCTTTATCAATCAAACGCTTTGCTGCTTTTTTATAAATTCTGATTTTCCTTTTTTTGTATTTTCCATTAAGAAAATATATCAGTAATGCGCGTTCTTCATCATCGAAATTTTTTATTACTTTGGGAGCTTTTATGAATCGAAAAATTACTTTTTTTATTAGCTCACTCATTATCTCTCCATAATCCATTGAACATCCGAATAATATTCTAGCATAAATTAACATATGATTTTACTGAAATTTTAACTTTTCTCTCAATGCTGGGATAACTATTCAGACATCACGTAGCACAGGGAAGTGTATAGGAGGAAGTAACATGCCGATGTTTAAAGTAACGTGTAAATGGAACGGAAAGCCATGGGAAAAGGATATCGAGGCCGAGGATGAGGCCGACTGTACAGAACACATGTATCTGTTTGGTGTACTGATTGGCAAAGCCGATATTCAAGACCTGCAATTAACTGAGATAAAGGAGAAAAAAACAATGTCAGGGCACCCACATGCAGACCTGATGGCTAAAGCCGCAGAGATAGCGAAGACGGATAAAGAGTGGTATTCACAATTTCAGCGCCTGATTGGCGGTGAATGGCAGTCCCCTATCGCCGAGTTTGTATTTCTACCTGAAATAGAATACCGCATGAAGCCGCGCTATATCGACATTAATGGATATCAGGTTCCAGAACCGGTGCAGGAGTCACTGGAGTACGGAACGGGTTACTGTGTTGTGGGTCTCGATGGTATTGATTATCAACGCTGGTGCGATGATGAAGACGATGAAAATCTACTTAAACAAGGGCGCATTCACCTAACCAGAGAAGCGGCAGAAGCCCACCGTTCCGCCCTGATCTCTTTCACACAGAAGTAATCCCCCTATCCCACCTCCGGATATCAGCAGGTAAACAACATGAAAACTAAACCTTGTCGCGCTGCGTGCGGTTCTGACGTGGCGTGCATCTCTATGCCATTTTTACGCCTTGCCCGATGTGCGGCAAGGGTAGCGATATCCACCGGAAAGTCCCGTATTTGGGATCTGGCTAACCAATTACAGATGAGAGCTTACGGGAGAAAGATATGTCGCTGATGACTGCGAAACAAAAACACACCAAGGAACAGGTTATTGAGTTGTTCAATCAGGCTGACATGGATGAAAAGCAGATTGAGCAGATTGTGTCGGAGTGGCGTTGGCGCAGGGAGAACGCCAAAACAAGCCGCATTCTCCATCAGTGCAGAATGAGGCTACCGGCATGAAGACATACACAATACAGGATGCTCAGGAAGAGCGGCAACGGATTGCCGAACAGCGCAGAAAACAAGAGCAGAAAGAAAAGGATGATTACTGGTTTCGTGAAAGTGTCGGATTGCCAAACGGACGGGTACCGGCAGAATTTTAAGCGGAGAATTCACATGATGGAATATCCACGCCGCATAGGGAAACGCGCAGGCTCCGGCGGGACGTATGAGGACAATTATCAACGCGCCCTGAAATCAGCAATTGAGCAAATGGATTTGCAACGGCGGGGGAAATCGACCGGAGAGCCTTCACTGTCAGAGCAACGGGTTGCCGAGACACTTTACAACATCTGCCGTATCACCGCCCTTCACTATCCCCCACTACCCGAAAACATCAAAGCAGCACGGAATGCTGCTGAGACACAGGCGTGGAGAGAATGGAGGACAGAACATGGAAAAGCTACCGGTGTCGGTGGTGTTGATTATTACGGCGGTGGGCGTGCGGAATCACGCCCCGGCCAAAGATTGGGGGATTAATCATGTCTGAAGTCTATAAGGCAATAAGTGCCGTAGCCAAGGAACTGGCTGAGACAGGCATCAAAAAAGGGAGCAGGAATTCACAACAGGGGTTTATGTTCAGGGGTATCGACGCTGTATACAACGCACTTGCCCCGGCGCTGGTTAAGCATGGCCTGATTATCCTTCCCCGCATTATGGATCGTTCTGTCACGGAGCGACAGACACAAAAAGGCGGTACCTTATTTTATGTCGTGGTGAAGGCTGAGTTTGATTTCATTGCCACGGAAGACGGCAGCAAACACACAGTGACCACCTTTGGCGAAGCTATGGATAGCGGGGACAAGGCAACCAACAAAGCAATGTCTATCGCCTATAAATACGCAGCTTTCCAGGCATTTTGTATTCCTACCGAAGAAACTGCGATTGATGCTGACGCAGAGGTTCACGATGTTGTTCCACGTAATCCAGAGCAGATTTTGGGTGACTATACCGAATTTCTTAATGTCACAAGTGACACAAAGACGATTGAGGCTGAATACCGGAAAGTATGGCGAATGCTGAACGGCAGCGACAAACAGGATGAATGTAAGCGCCTCACCGGCATCAGGATCAACGAACTTAAGCAGGCGGCATAAATGGCAATTAACGTAATTACAGTCAGCGGCAATCTCGGAAAGGATTGTGAGCAACGATGGACTCCGGCAGGGAAAGCCGTTGCATCGTTCAGCCTACCGGTGAAACAGGGATATGGCGAGCACGAAAAGACATCGTGGGTTACCTGCAAAATGTTCGGCGCGAAAGCTGAGAAATTGCCAGAACACCTGAAAAAAGGAATGAAGGTGACGGTTACTGGCGAGTTCATCATGGAGGAATGGACAGGTCAGGATGGCAATAAACGATCAGCGCCGGTGATTATCGTGAACCAGTTGGATTTCAGCAATAATCAGGCAGGAAGCCAGAAGCCGCAGACGCAGACGCAGCAAGCTCCAGCACGGAATGAGCCACCGATGGATTTTGACTATGATGTTCCGTTTTAGGATGAAGCGTAATGCAGGGATGAGCAGGTAGACAAAAGCGTTAAGTTATAACGCCACAAAAAGCAGAGAACGGACGCAGACGAATAGCAAGGGATTGCCTGACGGAATTAATGCAGCACACATCAGACGAACAACACACCGCAATACTCGGCAAATACACACCGAAATTCAAACCACTTAATCACCCGTGCTTTCCTGAGAAGAAAGTGCCCGGGTATTACGTGCGTACGTTACAGCAGGAGGATGAAGTATGGGGGTTGCAACTAAACCCACTTTAACCAGAGGCAGAGCCCTAACTTTATATTGGCCGACGGTAGACGCCTACCCGATGGATAGCCGTGAAGCCTGTGCCTTCATGGGAATATCTTACCCTACCCTGAAAAAATGGATTGATTCCGGCAGGCTGTCCGGCTCGAGAAAAGATCCGCTTAAGCCCAAATCGCCGTGGCAGTTTACCCGTGCAAATTGCATTGCAGCCATCAACTACAAAATGCACAATACGCCGGAAAGCGTGATTAGTGCGGAAGAGGAAAGGATATGTCAATCTTCCGGAGAGGCGAGATATGGTACGCCAGTTACTCGCACAATGGTAAAAGAATTAAGGAGTCGCTTGGTACAACGGACAAAAAACAAGCGCAGGAGTTGCATGATAAACGAAAGGCCGAGCTGTGGCGCGTAAGCTCACTGGGTGAAACTCCGAAGGTTACTTTTGAGGTTGCCTGTACGCGGTGGCTCGAGGAAAAATCAGGCAAAAAATCTCTTGATGATGATAAAACCAAAATACTGTTTTGGCTCGATCACTTTGAAGGGATGCACCTGGCAGATATTGATGAGATTAAAATCTATGATGCTGTCAGTAAGCTGAAAAATCAGAAGCTGAAAGAAAATTGGGAAAAGCATATTTCCGGCAGGAAGCGGCGCGCAGTCAGTAAAAAATCAGAGCCGGTTTCTGTAGCAACCAAATCTGCTTACCTGGCTTTCATCAAGTCACTGCTCCGCGCCGCTGAACGCGACTGGAAGTATCTCGATAAAGCCCCGAATATCAGGGTGCCAAAACCGAAGAATAACCGGGTCCGATGGCTCGAGCCACGGGAAGCAAAACGCCTGATCGATGAATGCAGTGAACCTCTTAAATCTGTTGTGACATTTGCTCTGGCTACCGGCCTGCGGCGCTCCAATATTATTAACCTGGAATGGTCACAAATAGATATGCCGAGAAAAGTAGCGTGGATTCCCCCGGATCAGACCAAATCAGGGAAAGCATTGGGTGTTGCTCTTAACGACACTGCGTGCCGCGTCCTGCGTGAGCAGATAGGCAATCACACAAAGTATGTTTTTGTGCATACTAAGGCTAAAAACAGATCTGACGGCTCAATGACTCCGGTTGTCAGAAAAATGCGCGTTGACGGTAATACTGCGTTCAGGACTGCACTTAAACGTGCCGGTATAGAAAACTTCCGTTTTCACGACCTTCGCCACACATGGGCGAGCTGGTTAATTCAGGCAGGAGTACCGCTGTCCGTATTGCAGGAAATGGGGGGATGGGAATCAATAGAAATGGTACGCCGGTATGCTCACCTGGCACCGGGTCATCTGAGCCAGCATGCGCAGCAAATCGATGCTGTTTTTGGTGAGGATGTCCCAAATATGTCCCACCCGACCCTGATCGTGGTTGGTGAGCACAAAAGAAAAACCCGCTAA